TGGTTCGCCCTTATACTGACGATATCTGTGCTCATTGGAGATTTAAGACACCAGAGATTGCAGTAGAATCTTCTAATCATATCTTCGGCATGTATCTAGATTACCGAGATCAAAAAGATTTTATCGGTATGGATATGTGCCGTAAGTTTTTAGAGATGGGTTTTACTAGATCTAGACGCTATGCTAATCATAGGGATGGTAAGAAATATAAAAATGGTAAAGTCTTGCCACAAGAACCAGATCATGCTACATGTGATTTTGCTAAGTCTGCAAAAATATTTAAAAAAGTTAGAGATATTGTAGCGAAGAATAAAACTTATGTTACAATGAGGAAAGAGTGGAGATCATCTGAATGAATATCTTTGTTACCGATCCTGACCCGATCAAATCTGCTCAGGTATTACCTGATAAACACATTGTAAAAATGCCTTTAGAAACCTGTCAAATGTTATCCATTGTAGGTTCTAAGAAGTGGGGTCGTGGTTTCGGTGACTTGCCTAAGTTAGATGGAACACCATACAAGACAGAGAAGGGTGCATTTCGTAATCACCCTTGTACTCTCTGGGCACAAGACAACTGGTCGTGGTTGATTCGTCATGGTCTAGCATTGTGTGAAGAGTATACACACAGGTATGGTAAGGTTCATAGTTGTGAATCTACTATCCTACATGCAGAAAGTATATTTCCATTTCAATACATCAGACACGTCAGAGAGTATTCATTTGAATTTGTATTTGCAGGACCTGATGAGTTCAAGTACGACACAAGTATTGATATCTTTACTGCTTATAAAAGATACATCGCATCTAAACCATGGGTACATGATAATTACCTAAGGAAACCAGAACGCAGACCAGAGTGGGTATGATGTGGAAAGTATGGAAATACGCTCTTGGATCATTCCAAGATGAAACTACACAAAAGTATGATAATATTATATGTGTAGTCAGAACTTTTATACTACTCGCCTATCTCGTTACCAATTGTTTTATTGTAGCGGGAGTAATCAGACATTGGAATAAACAATCATGGGAAGAAAATTCGGTGGAGAAGTTTGGGACTTGCTCTCAAGTATCAACCAAACAAAAAAGAATTTGATGGATGAAGATCCATCTTTAGAGAAGAAATACAACACCTGGATCGTTAATAAAGCATTGTCTGGACACACAGATAGTATTCTTTTCGTTAATGAAATGAACAAAAACTGGCATCTTGATAGGCGGTTACAATACGATTTTTATATAAATAGTTTACGACCGAGGTATCGTAAGTATACTTTTGGTAAGAAAGAGTCGATTGAATACCTTGATGATGTAAAGGAATACTTTGGATACAGTTATACCAAAGCTCTTGAGACAATCAGGATTCTATCACTAGACGATTTAGAAACTATACGTAAATTATTAGATAAAGGTGGAATGAGATGAGTGTCGAAACTGTCGTCCAGTGGAAGCAATCAGATATGATTGAAGTGGTTCTCAAAGAACCAGATGACTTCCTAAAAGTACGTGAGACTTTAACAAGAATTGGAGTTGCATCACGCAAAGAAAGAAAAATTTATCAATCATGTCATATCTTGCATAAGCAAGGTAAGTATTATATCGTACACTTTAAAGAATTATTTGCTTTGGACGGCAAGATTGCTAACATCACTTTGAATGATATTCAACGTAGAAATAGAATCACACAGTTGTTGTCTGATTGGGGACTGTTGAATATTCTAAACCCAGAACTAGTTGGTGAGTTAGCACCACTCAATCAAATTAAAGTTATTTCATTCAAAGAGAAAGGTGAATGGACTTTAGAATCGAAATATAATATAGGAAAAAAGAAAGTCTAGTAAACCGTATATAATTCAGAGGGTTCTCACACCCTCTTTTTTATGCTAATATGTTTAAATAATAATGTGATGCCTAACGGGTCACATCAACTTATGTCGCTTTAAGGAGGACACAATCATGGTAGACTTTAATATCTACAGCCCATTTTCAATTGGATTCGATGAAACATTCAGTAGACTTGAAGCTCTTGCAGGAGCTGGAACAAATTATCCACCATACAATGTCGTTAACGGACGTGATGGCAGAACCACTCTTGAAATCGCTCTTGCTGGATTTTCGAGCGAGGATATCGGAGTGGCAACAGAACGAAATGTTCTAACTGTTACTGCAAAGAAAAAGAAAGAAGAAAAAAACTATGCCCACCAAGGTATTTCAAACAGATCATTTTCTAAGAACTGGCAACTAGGATCTGACGTCGTGGTCGAGAACGTTACATATGTTGACGGACTATTGACCGTTGATCTAGTCAAAGAATTACCTGATAAAGAGAAACGAAAAGTATGGTATGGTGAGGCAGCATAACAATTTAAAAGCGAGGCTTGCACGTCTCGCTTTTTTGGTGTATAATAAAATATGGTTTGAGGAAAAAGCATGAGTATTAAAATCTGTGTGCTTTCGGACGGAGTGAGAGTGATAGGTGATTTCTATGAAGTCACTTCTACGTTTAAAAAGGTTGTTGGTTATGCAATAGTCCATCCTCAAATCATTTCCATGACCAGAACTGTTCCTTCTTCAATGGTTACACAAACCAATGAACCACAGTTCAATGTTCAATTTTCACCATGGAATCCATTTGCAAAAAACCAGTTCTTTAGATTGAACATGGATAGAGTTGTAAGTGTGAGTGATGCTCGTGAAGATATTTTACAAATCTATAAGGAACAGTTCTATGTGGAAAATTATCTAGACGATCTAATACCTGACGAACCTTTGGAGAGAATTATCTATGACGATTCAAGTCGTTAATATGAAATACACAGGGCAGTTGATCATTACTGATCTTGCTAATGTGTGGGAAAGTGAAGAGGCAAAAAACGAAGGAAAACCACCTGTGTGTTTTTCTTTTGCTAGACCTTATGTACTAGAGATAGACAGTTTGACTGATGAGGGTTATAATCTTCGTATGAGCAAGTGGAATCCTTACACGGATGAAGCAATGTTCCAGGTTGGTTTTGATTTAGTCACTACTATTAGTGAACCTAAAGCAGCAATCATTGAAGCATATAATAATCGTCTTACACAAGACTCAAAAGATGGTACACCAGACTCTCTAAAAGATGGAAAAGAAACTACTAAAGATTCAGAGTGAACCTTGGATAATTGCCGAGGTAGAAGCGGTTGAAGATGCTGTACTGGGAGAACCAGATTGTATTCTTATCAACCCTGTAACAGTTGATGGTGAGAAGTGGCCACAGTATTCTGATGATACTGAGGTTGCTCTTAGATCTTCTGATATAATTGTAATGGTTAATGCTTCTAAGGAAGCATCTAAGAAGAATTTGATTGAATGAAATTTTACACAAACGTTGAACAAGCAGGAAATAATCTGCTAGTACGCGGATATGAAGGTGGGCAGGCATTTAGTTACAAGGTTAAGTTTAACCCTACACTATACCTGCCCTCTTCTAATTTCTCTAAGTGGAGAACACTAGAGGGAGAGTGTGTGCAACCAATGAAGCAAGGAACTATTTCTGATGCAAAAGAAACAGTAGCAAGATACCGTGATGCAACCAACATGCAAGTGTATGGGAACACACGGTATTTGTATCAGTATATTGCTGAAGAATATCCTGCTGATCATGTAATGTTTGATCCCAAACAAATTCGTGTATTCAACATTGATATTGAAACTGCTGCAGAGAATGGATTCCCAGATATTGAAACTGCTGATCAGGAGATCCTTGCTATTTCGCTAAAGGATTCTCACACTGGTCGCATTACAGTTTGGGGTGCTCGTCCATTTAAAAACACAGACAATAAAGTTGACTACTTACACTTTAGAACTGAGTCTGGAATGCTTCAAGCGTTCTTAGAGTATTGGATGAAAAATTATCCTGATGTTATTACTGGTTGGAATGTTCAGCTTTTTGATATTCCCTATATTGCTGGGCGCATTGATAGGGTACTTGGTGATCGCTATACTCGTTTTCTTAGCCCGTGGAATCTTATCTCTAGACGAGAGATTTATATCAAAGGGAGAAAGCAAATTGCCTATGATCTTCCAGGGATTGCTACGTTGGATTATCTGGAACTATACAGAAAGTTTACGTACTCTAATCAAGAGAGTTACAAACTGGACTACATCTGTTCTGTCGAACTCGGGGAGAAAAAACTAGATCACTCTGAGTATGATACGTTCAAAGAGTTCTACGAAAACGACTGGCAAAAGTTTATCGAGTATAACATTCATGACGTACGTCTGGTTGATAAACTTGACGGTAAAATGAAGTTACTTGACCTAGCATTTACAATGGCGTATGATGCTAAGGTCAACTACGAAGATGTGTTTTCACAAGTTCGTATGTGGGATAACTATATCTACGTAGAACTTCTTAAAAGAAAGATTGCTATTCCTCCTAAAAAGGAAAGTAATAAAGATGAGAAGTATGCAGGTGCATACGTTAAGGAACCTAATCCTGGAATGTATGATTGGGTGGTATCATTTGACTTAAATAGTCTATACCCCCACTTGATCATGCAGTACAATATCTCCCCTGAGACACTACAGGATGTTAAACATCCAACAGTAACTGTTGATAAGATACTCAATCAAGAAGTAAATATTAATGGTCCATTTGCTGTCTGTGCTAATGGTGCTCAATACAGCAGAGAAAAGCAGGGGTTTCTGCCTCAGTTGATGCAGAAGATGTATGACGAGCGTGTTATTTTCAAGAAGAAAATGATCACTGCTATGAAGGAGTATGAAAAAAATCCTAGTGTAGAACTATCTAATGAAATTGCTAGATGTAATAACATTCAAATGGCGAAAAAGATCTCTCTCAATAGTGCTTATGGTGCTATTGGTAATGAACATTTTCGCTATTATAAACTTGCCAACGCAGAAGCTATTACACTATCTGGTCAGGTTTCTATCCGTTGGATAGAAAACAAAATGAATGCTTACCTAAACAAAATACTTAAAACAAAGGAGGTTGACTATGTTATTGCTTCAGATACTGATTCCATCTACCTTAATCTTGGTCCTTTGGTCGAGGTTATATACAAAGAACGAGAAAAGACTACTGAGAGTATTGTTGGGTTCCTTAACAAGATCTGTGAGGTGGAATTTGAAAAGTATATTGAGAGTTCTTACAAAGCGTTGGCCAACTACGTCAACGCCTATGATCAGAAAATGACTATGAAGCGGGAGAATATCGCTGATCGTGGTATTTGGACTGCTAAGAAAAGATACATTTTAAATGTATGGGATAGTGAAGGGGTTCGATACAAAGAACCTAAACTAAAAATTATGGGACTAGAAACTGCTAGGTCTTCTACTCCTGCATATTTTAGAACAAAACTATATGATGCTTTTAAGATGATCGTTACTAAGACTAATGATGATCTTATTAAATACATTGAAGACACCAAGAGAGAGACAAATTCTCAGGATTATTCTGAGATCTCTTTCCCTCGAGGAGTAAATGGTTTGAATAAGTATCAAAGTAAATCTGATATCTATCAGAAAGGCACACCTATTCATGTAAGGGGTGCATTGTTGTACAATTATTACATTCGTAAGAACAACATTCAGAACAAACATCAGATGATTCAAGAAGGTGAGAAGATTAAGTTTGTGTATTTAAAAATGCCTAATCCAATCATGGAAAATTGTATTTCATACTTCAGTGAAATACCAAAAGAGTTTGGACTAGACAATTATATTGATCACAATCTACAGTTTGATAAATCTTTCTTGAAACCTCTGGAAAATGTGCTAGAATGTATTGGTTGGACAAGTAAGAAAATCGTCACCCTTGATAGATTCTTTGGATGACTAAAAAGGTTTTCGTCGTCACCTGGACTAATTCAGTCGTAGGTCAGGTTAGTCCTGATAGCATTAAATTGTTTGAGGACTATACAACTGCTCTTGGTTTTGCTAAACTTATGAGCAAAGAATATAATTATGTAAATTTTTATGAGGATGAAGCAACACAATGGGATTCTTAGATACTGTAATTAAAGATAGTGGAAATGAATTCGCTAGTAAAGTTAGTGAAGGAATCGCTGCAGGAGATATCACAAGTTATATTGATACTGGTTCTTATATCTTCAATGCGTTAGTTAGTGGGTCGATTTATGGAGGTCTTCCTTCTAACAAAGTTACTGCACTTGCAGGAGAGTCAAGCACAGGTAAAACATTCTTTGCTTTGAGTGTTGTTCGCAATTTCCTTGAACTCAATCCTACAGGAGGAGTTATATACTTTGAGTCTGAGTCAGCAATTTCTAAATCCATGATTGAAGAACGTGGTATTGACTCTAATCGTATGATTATGATGCCTGTTTCTACGATTGAAGAATTTCGTACACAGGCAAGTAGGATTCTTGATAAGTATTTGAAAGAACCTAAAGATCAACGTGTACCTATGATGTTTGTCCTAGACAGTCTTGGTATGCTTTCAACCTCTAAAGAAATGGAGGACGTCTCTAATGATAAACAAGTCAGAGACATGACTAAGAGTCAATTGATCAAAGGTGCTTTCCGTGTATTGACTTTGAAACTAGGACAAGCAAACGTTCCTATGCTAGTTACTAATCATACATATGATGTAATAGGATCCTATGTTCCCACAAAAGAAATGGGTGGAGGTACAGGTCTCAAGTATGCAGCATCTAGTATCATCTATCTTACAAAGAGTAAAGAACGTGATAGTAAAAAAGAAGTTGTGGGTAACATTATTAAGTGTGAAGCAAAAAAATCTCGTTTAACAGTGGAGGGTAGTAAAATTGCAACACGTCTATTTTTTGACGAACGTGGTCTCGATAAGTACTATGGACTCTTGGAACTCGGCATTGACCACGGGATCTTTGGAAAGAACGGCAATAGAGTTCTTATTGGTAAATCTTCCGTTTATCCTTCTGCTGTCCTTGCTGATCCCGAAAAGTATTTCACCCCCGAGGTCATGACCAAACTTGACCAAGCAGCAGAAAAGGAGTTTGCTTATGGCAACTGAGAGGATAGAAGAAACAATTGTTCGGAACCTCTTGTGTAATGAAGAATACTATAGGAAAGTTATTCCTCATCTCGACACATCATACTTTGAAAACAATGTAGATAAAACTATCTTTGAAGAGATTCAAGACTTCTCTTGTAAGTATGATAAGTTGCCCACGAAAGAAGTCCTTAGGATTAGTTTAGGACAGAGAAATGATGTTACAGATGAAATATACAAGTGCTCTATAGATCAGATTACTTCTTATACTGACGAGTGGGTTGATTATAATTGGTTAGTTGACGCAACAGAAAAATGGTGTCAAGAACGTGCTATCTATAATGCACTCATGCAATCTATTAAGATTGCTGATGGTGGAGATAAGAAAGTAAAGAAAGATGCAATCCCCTCAATACTACAGGATGCTCTTAGTGTATCTTTTGATGAGCATATTGGACATGACTACATAGAATCTGCTGACGAAAGATATGAATTTTATCATAGAGATGAAGAAAAAATACCGTTTGATCTCGAGAAGTTTAACCACATTACAAAAGGTGGTATCCCTAATAAGACTCTCAATGTCGCACTTGCTGGTACTGGTGTCGGGAAAAGTTTATTCATGTGCCATATGGCTAGCGCCGCGCTCATGCAAGGGCGTAACGTTCTCTATGTTACACTTGAAATGGCAGAAGAAAAAATTGCTGAACGAATTGATGCAAACTGTCTCAACATCAACATCAAAGACTTAACTGATGTTCCACAAGTAATGTTTAGATCTAAGATCTCTGACTTACAACGTAAAACTAAAGGTAAACTTATAATTAAAGAATACCCTACAGCATCTGCACACGCAGGACATTTTCGTTCTTTATTGAATGATCTGACCTTGAAAAAACAGTTCAAACCTGATATAATATTTGTAGATTATCTTAACATCTGTGCTAGTGTTAGATACAAAGGTGCTATTGTAAATTCTTACACCTATGTTAAAGCAATTGCTGAAGAACTCAGAGGTCTTGCCTGTGAGTTTGATCTACCCATTGTATCCGCTACTCAGACTACTAGGTCTGGTTATGGTAATAGTGATGTTGACCTTACTGATACTTCAGAATCCTTTGGTCTACCTGCCACTGCTGATCTCATGTTCGCTCTTATCAGCACTGACGAGTTAGAGGCAGAAAATAAAATCTTGGTTAAACAACTTAAGAACAGATACAATGATCCAACTGTTAATAGAAAATTTGTAGTTGGTATTGATCGTGCTAAGATGAAACTATATGATGTTGATGATTCTCAACAGCAACTAATAAATGATGCTGAAGACGATGACGTAGCAGATTCACTTGACTCTCTTAAAAAGAATCAAGCACGACTATCTAAATTTGCTGAATGGAATTATTAGATGACACTTTCTAAAGAAACAATAGATAAACTTGCTGACGCACTTACATTAGAAGTTATTGATTATATTATTGATAACCCTAAGACAAAAACATTTCTATATGAAATGATTAGCGACGCACTATGTGATAAGTTAGGTAACAAGAATGAAGACGGTACTTGCTCTTTTGATAGCAGTTTTCTTACCCCTGCTGTTCTTGATAAAATCACATTAACACTTACTCCTAACACAATGCCCTCTGACCCTGCGACATTATGACTACTCCTATTGATCCTACCGTTGATTACAACAAATATATTGACTTTGTTGACTCTACTACCAGTTTCCCTTCAAAAGATGCTGAAGAATTTGTAGCTCGAATATATGATTTGAAAGAAAAAGGTGTAAACATTGAACGTCTCCTGACCGCTGCTGTTGGTATTACTGCTGAGGGTGGTGAGTTTACTGAGATTGTTAAGAAGATAGCATTTCAAGGTAAGGAACTAAATGATGATACAAAAACTCATCTTGTAAAAGAAATGGGTGATGTGTTTTGGTATCTAGCACAAGCATGTCTCGCACTAAATGTAGATTTTCAAACAGTTGTGATGACTAACATGATGAAACTTGCAGCAAGATACCCTGATGGTAAGTTTGATATTCAAAAATCAGAAGTCCGCAAGGAAGGAGACATCTAATCCTTACCCCTCACTAAATAAATGGGGGGTTTTTAAATATTTTCATGGCTAAACTAGCATTCGATCAACTTTTCCGTAACGGGAAACCATATATGAAAAGAGACGATGTGTTGATAGATCGTATTGCTAATGGAAAGTTGTTTGAGTTGTCAGATAATAGAGGATATTTAAAAGTATTTGATATTGTAGTAAGGTTTCAAGATGGTAGTGAGTCAAAGTATAAGAGTTCAGATTTAAGCAATGAAAGCGTAGTAAGGATATTAAAAGCAGAGATGCTTAGTTGTGCTAATCAAAAAGGTGGTAAGAAAAAGATATTATTAACAGGGTCACAGAGTGATCATGATGACTCACTAGTAGCAACATATAGTTTAACAGATTTAGAGAAAACTCATCATTTTGGTGGACAAAAACCTGGTGGACCTAAAGTAAACTTAGGAAATTTATATGAAGCAGACCTAGCAAATAGTTTTAATAATTTTGTAGATCATGGTGGAAAGTATCCTGATCATGTTACAACCATATTAAAAGCTATATGTCATGCTGAACCTGGAACTTGTTTCATCAGTGCGAAGCAAGAGGGTGGTGCTAATAAACCAAGACCCATGAGAGAAACTAATGGTGCTTTCTACATTTCAGCAGAAGGTAAGAATACAAAAGATATAGGTAAGACAGTAACAGATATTACATTAACAATAGCAAAACCTGGTGGTCAAGGAAAAAAGAAAATATATTTATCAGTCAAATTTGGTAGTACACTATCATTTTTTAACATAGGTGTAAGAGGTGGAGGTAGGGATGCACTATCAATATTCCCTAAACAAAATTTACAAGAAGGTAATCTACCACAGATGGGAAAAGATTACTTAGATATGTTCAACATTGATCATCAGAAATTTTTAGATATATTTCAGAAATATGATCCTAATGATAAGACTCCTACTGTAGATAACTACAAAGAATCATATCAGATTACAGGAACAGCAAAGAAAAACTTAGAAAATTTCTGTGCTAGTGGTATTGGATATGGTTATTGGATGGTCCATTATGATGGTAGTTCTCTTCATTGCTATGAAGTTAACAAGACTTTTATGGAACGTGCTAGTAAATTATCCAGTAGTAAAATAGATATAGATTATGGTGGATCTCAAGGATATGGTAAGAGAGTTAACATAAATTTCTCCACTCAAGAATATGATTTTAGTTTCAATATTAGATCTAAGTCTGGTTCTGAAGTATATCCTACACACAGCAACGGAGATTATTTTAAGAAGTAATGGCTAACATCAAACAACTTAAACACTTAGAACATTTGGAAGATGAGATGCTCAACTATGGAGTTGAGGGATGTAAGGCAGCAGTTTCTTTTCTTGAGGAACTGAGGAAGATGCTTGGTCATCAGGAAAGTAGTGGTTTTATGCAAACCAAATGGGATGGTGCTCCTGCTGTAATATGTGGAGTGCATCCATATACAAAAAGATTTTTTGTAGGAACTAAATCTGTATTTAATAAAGAGAATCCTAAAATATGCTTCTTTAATGAAGACATAGATACATTTTATGAGGGTGACCTTGCTGAAAAGTTAAAAGCATCTCTAAAATATTTCAAAGAACTAGAGATCAAAGGTGTAGTGCAAGGTGACTTGATGTTTACTTCTAAAGATTTAAGAAATGAAACCATTAACGGAGAAAAATTATACACATTTAGACCTAATACGATTACCTATGGTGTTCCTGTGCATCATGATCTTGGAACAAAAGCGAGCAGAGCAAAAATCGGCGTAGTATTTCATACACACTATGAAGGTGATGACCTTGCTACTATGCAAGCAAGGGCAGGTGCTGATGTTAAGGACTCTAATGATGTGTTTATCATAAAAAATGATACACCTATGCATAAAGTTGGTATGAGTCGTGTCGAGATGAACAAGTTTGACCAGTCAATCCAAAAAATTGAACGTATGTGTAGGGAATCTGGTGATTTCTTGAATGAATTGGTTGATGCTCAAGGTAAAACTGGTGACGCAAAGTTTCATATCTCTTCTTTCTTAAAACCTTTCTTCAATGATGAGATTAAAAACGCTAGATCAATAGGAAATGTATCACAGACTCTAGAAAATCTTGCTAATTTTTATCATGCAAAAACATCAAAAGAATTAGCAAAGATTAAAACAGAAAAGAACCTTGTTGCTAAGAGAAATCTTGTATATAAGAGTGAAAACTATCTCATGGAGAATGAGACTAAATTTAAAGCGATGCTTTCTCTTTATAAAGAGTTGCAAGAAGTAAAGCAAATGGTTATAGATAAACTCGATCACCTAGAAAAGTTCAGAACATTTGTTCAAACTGAGAATGGGTATAAGGTTACTACTCCTGAGGGATATGTTCTTCATAAAGATGGAAGTATGATTAAGTTCGTCAACCGTTTGGAGTTTGCATTTAATAACTTTACTCTACAGAAACAATGGCGTTAGACGGAAAGGTTTGCTTCTTTACATTTGGTAGGTTTCAACCACCTACCACTGGTCATGCTGAGAGTTTTAATAGTGTAAAGCGTGCAGCAGGGACAAATGATTATTTGCTTTATATCTCACAGAGTGTTGATACAAAAGGTAGTAATCCTCTTCCTCCTGAGGTAAAATTGTCTTATATGAATAAGATGTTTCCGCAGCATAGAGGTAAAATTATTTCTGGACCTAGAGATCCAGTAGCAATTATGCAAGATCTAATGATGAGAGGATATGATGAAGTTCATTTTCTAGTAGGATCTGATAGAGTTAACGCTATGAAGTTCCTACATAGATATAATGGTACTGAATATTCTTTTCGTAAAATTTATATTGAATCTTCTGGTAGCAGGGACGCGGACGGAGATACATTTTCTATCTCTGGAACTAAAATGAGACGTGCTGCTAATGATGGAGACTTTAAGGCATTTCGCCAAGGGATTCCTAGGTCACTATCAGATCAAGATACAAGAAAATTGATGCGAGAAATTGCTAATAGACTACCCGCTAACTTTAAATGAAAACTTTTAAAGATATAAAAGAACAAGCACTCAGACAAAATTTCCGTAAAGGTAATGTCTTTACTGAAGGGAAGACTGTTATGAATGTAAACACTGGTGCAAAAGGAAAAATCATTCGCACTGGTCCAAACTATGTAATTTGTGTGACTGAAAGTAATGAGATGTTCCGCGCATGGGTGCGAGACATCAGGGAAGTCAACGAAGTTATAAATAAACCAAGGAGAACACTATTTTTTACTCATGGACAAGCCAACACCGTCAACATCAGTGCGACATAACGACGCATATTCTGAAGCAATTATAGACTCTTATAAAAAATGGATGGATGGTGATACATTCCAGCAGTCCACTGTAGAAGAAGAGAAAGTCGAGACACCTATTGGTTCTTACGAGAAACCTGCTTTCGATACAGGTACTATTCCTACTTGTGATAAGTCAAAAGAGAAAGGAGACGATGTTTCTAGTAAAGATCCTAAGGCAAATGCGGGTGCTCCTGATCCAGCAACGAAACTTGTAGGTTCTATGACTATAGGACAGGGATCTGCTTCTGGTGGTGTTCAACAATCCCATGGTGCTGAAATTCGAGATACTACAAAACTAGTAGCAAGAGAGGAAGCGGAAAATGTTGAAGAAGGAAAGAAAGGACTCTACGCAAACATCCACGCAAAGAGAAAGAGAGGAGAAGCTCCTGCGAAACCTGGCTCCAAAGACTATCCAGCAAAGGATGCGTTTAAAAAGGCTGCAAGAACTGCTAAAGAAGAGGTATCCTTCGAGTTAGATGGAGAACTTTATATCTTCGAGAGAGAAGTTATTGAAGAAGGTAGCATGAAGCAAGCACGTAAAAACGTTGGTGCATCTACATGTTGGAAAGGATATAAAGCACAAGGAACTAAGAAGAAAGGTGGTAAGACTGTTCCTAATTGTGTAAAAGAATCAATCAAAGTTAAGTGTCCTGACTGTAAAGGAGAAGGTTGTAACCATTGCGACAACAAAGGTTATCATCTTAAGGAGTATTTTGTCTCTGATATGAAAGAATATTTTGAGAAGGTTGATGGTAAGATGGTTAAGAAGCACAACTGTGCTAAGAAAGTTAAGTATAAGAAAGAAGAGTATGATGTAATTCATGGTGAGCACACTCTTTTAGAAGATGGAACTGTAACTCATTATGATATTATGAGTGAGCATGGTACAATTATCCATAACGTTCCTGTTGAGGAATTAGAAGTGACTGTTGAGGGAATGCATGAGCATTTCGTTAACGATGCTAAGAATCGTGAGGTTTTTGGTGAGAAACTTGATCCAGTTGGTAAGGCAGATGCTGATATCGACAACGATGGTGACGTAGATAAGTCAGATAAGTACCTACATGCTCGTCGTAAGAAGGTTACTAAGATCATCGCTGCTAAGAATAGATCCTCAAAAAAGTAACTGAGGCTTGCGAGTGCGACGACAAGCCTAAAGGTAAAAAAGGAAAGAGAGTTGAGGTGATGCCTGAGATTGACGATGGGAAAGACCCCAATAAACCTAAGAAATCAAAGGATATTTACGTCAAAGAAGAGGCACCGAAGGGAAAAAAGTATGAGCGTATGATCAAACACATTAAAAGATCATACGCAAAAGATGGTAAACTAACGAAGGATGAAAAATCCATCGCGTACGCTACTGCATGGAAACATAAGAACAAGAATAAATAAACATGTAAACTATGTGAATTTTAATCATGCTATCATTCCTACTACCATTCGCATCTAAAATTGTATCAGATGCAGTAAACAAAATTCCTGATGATTCAGAGTTGGGAGAAAAGTTAATTGACTTATGTCTAGTCATCCTTGGAAAAGCGGTAAAACTTACCAAAACAGACATGGACGACAAGTTGTTGGAGACAGTTAAGGCTGCATTAGCAACCAGAGACTAAGTTTTATAAATAAAATACAGAAAATAATACGAGAAAACCATGCCAATCCTCGGACTCATTGACGCTGCAACGTTTAGTAATGCAGTCGGCGTCACTAGCGGATCAGCAACCGTAACAAAAAACGCTGCAGATTCTATCGACGCAGGCGACATTATTGAACTCAGTGGAGTTCGTTATTTCGTTAACAGTGTAGATAGTGATACTCAGATCACTCTAGGTACAAACTATGCGGCAGCAACAAATGCTTCTTTAGCAGGTGCTGTTCGTCGTACTGCCCCTAAAGCACTTGCTGACTACGTTTTACGTGGTGGTGATTCACAATCAGCTAACGTACAAATTCTTGGAGTAAGTCTCACAGAGGCACAACTCACAGAAAACAAAGCTCGTGGTATCTCAGGACCTGGATGGTGGGCATACAGAACTTATACTGATGCAGCAGGTAGCACTCGCCATAAGGCAGAATGCGTTGCTTCATTCAAGGATGGTTCTCAGGTAAGTGGTGACGCTACCGATGACGCAGTAGTCGGTGACGTTACTTCTGTTATCACTATTGGTACTGATCCTGCTGATCAAAACACCTCTGGTGGTGCTGCAACCTTTACCGTTGTTGCTTCTTCTACAGGTGCAGGTGCTTCACTCACCTATCAATGGCAGAAGTATGACGTTGCTGGATCAGCATTCGTCGATATTTCTGGTGCAAATGCTGCTTCTCTTGCCCTTACAGGTCAACAAGCTGCTGATTCTGGAGACAAGTATAGAGTTAAAGTAAATAACTCTATTGGTGGTGTTGAGAAAATTTCTGCTGAAGCAACACTAACATTCGTTAACTAATATGAATGAAATTTGACGAACTAAATCATGAAAACTGGATACTCTTTGCTATTAAGCACTACGATAATCCACTATCTGTAACTTATGAGGACTTTGAGGAAGATCTCAAACGTTTCAAATATATCAAACGATTACTCAGGAGATATGAAACCTCAGGTGACTTCAAAGTCCATCTCATATTGAACCATATCATTATTCTTTATAATGCATTTGGTGACGCGGCGACACCGCTTTTGTTTTATAAAATTGATGCAAACCATTGGTCTATTCTTAGGGCATTTATGCAATTCTTGGATAGACTACCCCCCTCGCTAAATACTGATATAGACGAAGAATGTCTAAGGCAACTGAACCTAATCTAAATGAAATGATCGCTGGAGACGGTGCTCATCTTTCGATGCCGCCAGCATTCGTATTTGTTAATCCGAAATCTGCTCGGAAATATAAGAAAGCGAATCAAGATAAAGTTGATGGACGTACCAAAGGTGCCCGTCAAATGCTCTCACGTATCACCAACCGTAAGAAAATGAAGGAAGAATTAGAAAAACAAACTATTTCTGAATACGGAGTTCCCTCAGAGACTGAGAGAGCTCAAAAGCAGATTGGTCAAATGAAAAAACTGAAGCGTCAGAAGGCACTTCAGGACAAGAAGTCAACTGCAAAGAAGTCTATGCAGGACAAGACATCTGAAATGGACGTGTTAATGAAGGCACGTTTGGCTGACTTTAAGAAGAAAGCTTCTTCACAGACAAAGAAACTACAAAAAAATTCTGTCGAACCAGAAGGAAACATTATTATGGAGAATCAAACTATGGACGCAATGGACATTGCACTACAAGTTGCAACCTCAGAAATGACTGGAACAGTTGGAGAAACAGATTTTGCTAAGATCACTTTTGGTGATGGATCTCAACAGAATCTAGATAATTTCTCTGCTAAAAAAATTGCTGCTTGCTACGCACAACTTGAAGGCGAGAAGCAAGATCAGTATCGTTATATGTTGAACAAAGATGCTGCTACATTCCAGTCAGCATTAGATTTCGCTATCAGAAACATTTAAGGAAAATAAAAAATGGCGTTCGGGGTCGGCAAAAATATAGCAGTTCTTGAGAGCAAACTAGATATTTACGAAGACCTTTCTCAGCAAATGCTAGAGAAGTTAGAACGTGCTGTAGGTGAAATATCATCAAACAGTAACAAAATAGCTATTATTTTAGAACGTCATGAGAATCGTTTGGATGGAATGGAAAGTTCCGACCAACTGATCATCAAGATGATCGAAGAAATGAAGGAGAATCATTCAAAGGACAATGAGATTCTTCATAAGAGAGTAACTGCTCTACAAAAACAGGTAAATATTAACGGTAAATTTGTTATAGGTGCTACAGCGGTGCTTACAACACTAGTAACAGTGTTACAAATCGTTGCACCTATCCTTAGAAATAACAATTTCTTGACTCCTCCAAGATCTTCTGCTAGTATACAAAGACTAGTTGTTTGAAGATGAATGTTAATTGATGAGGAATACATCGGACTAGTATCTTTCCGATTATCTCATTTCGCCAAGAAGCGTAAGCACGTTTGGAATTTTAGGTGCCCCTATTGTGGTGACTCACAGAAGCATAAGAACAAAGCAAGGGGATATATTTTCAGAATTAAAAACGACTATGTGTACAAATGCCACAACTGTGGTATAGGAAGAACACTGTCTAATTTTTTAAAGGATCAAGACCCAATACTTCATGATCGTTACATCATGGAGAAGTTTCGAGACTCTAAATCTAAGACTGGAAAGGGTTCTTTTACACCCAATCCTAAGTTCAATTTTCCAAAACCAATTTTTGCAAAAAAGGATACAAAAAATATTGATCTTGAGCAAATTTCTGAACTAAATAGTTCTCACCCAGCACGTATCTATCTTGAAAAAAGAGGCATCAAAAAACTAGAACATTTCTACTATTGTCCTAAGTTTAAGGAATGGACAAATCAGCAAAAGAAAACATTTGATACTCTAAGACAAGATAGTGACCGTATAATCATCCCATTTAAGGACAAGGAAGGAAAACTCTTCGGATACCAAGGCAGATCGCTAGCCCCTACGGCAAAACTAAGATACATCACGATCATGTTGGACGAAGACAAACCTAAACTGTTCGGATTAAACACAGTAAAACATAATGAACCCATTTATATCGTCGAAGGACCCTTCGACTCAACGTTCCTGGAAAACTCGGTTGCTATGGCTGGGTCCGATCTTGATCCTAGGTCGTTTGGTTGGAGCGATTATATTTGGGTTTATGATAACGAACCTCGTAACAGAGAAATCGTCAGTAAAATCTCCACCGCCGTCGATAGAGGAGATAAGGTAGTCATCTGGTCAAATAACATACAAGAGAAAGATATCAATGATATGGTTCTCGCTGGACATGACGTGCAAAAAATGGTAGAATCTAATGTCTATCAAGGATTAGAAGCAAAATTAAAATTAAACCACTGGAAAAAAGTATGAGCAACGGTCACGGTACACAAGTCAAGAAACGTAATGGTTCTGTTGAACAGTTAAATTTAGAAAAAATTCATAAAGTAGTAGAAGAGGCATGTGAAGGTCTCGGTGGAGGAGTAAGTTCTTCTCAAGTAGAAATGAATTCTGGTATCCAGTTATACGATGGTATTACAACTGATGAAATCCAAGAAATTCTTATCAGATCTGCTAGTGACTTGATTAGTTTAGAAACTCCTAACTATCAATTTGTTGCCGCTAGGTTGCTCCTGTATGGACTTAAGAAACAAGTCTTTGCTGATGTGTGGGCAAATGGTCATCCACCTGTTTTAGAGCATGTGAGACGTTGTGTAGAGCGTGGTGTGTATGACGAAGGAATTATTGATAAGTACAACACATCTGAGTGGGAAACGATCGAAAGTTTTGTCGATCATGAGAGAGATTATTTGTTTACATATGCAGGTATTAGACAAGTAGCGGATAAATATCTTGTACAAGATCGTAGCAGTGGGGAGGTCTATGAGACTCCTCAGTTCATGTACATAATGATTGCTACAACACTATTCCAAGACTATCCAAAGGACACGAGGTTAGACTATGTACGAAGATACTACGAAGCGACGAGTAGACACAAAATCAACATCCCCACCCCCATCATGGCAGGAGTTCGCACCCCTCTTCGGCAGTTTGCGTCTTGTGTTTTGGTTGACTGTGACGACACCTTGGATAGTATTTTTACTTCTGATATGGCCATTGGTCGTTATGTCGCACAAAGGGCTGGGATTGGTATCAACGCAGGTAGGATCCGTGGGATCAACGCTAAAATCAGGGGCGGCGAAGTTCAACACACAGGTGTTGTACCGTTCCTCAAAAAGTTTGAAGCAACTGTCCGATGTTGCACTCAAAACGGCATTAGAGGTGGATCAGCGACTGTCCACTTCCCCATTTGGCACCAAGAAATAGAGGATATTATTGTCCTCAAGAACAATAAAGGTACAGAAGATAATAGGGTAAGGAAACTTGACTACTCAATTCAAACATCAAAGATCTTCTATGAAAGATTCATCGAAGATTCTAACATCACCCTATTCTCACCTCACGATGTCCCAGGTCTGTACGATGCTTTTGGGACTGACGAGTTTGATGATCTCTATACACGTTATGAATCTGACGAGACTATTCCGAAGAAAACTGTCCGTGCTCAAGCACTTATTCTGGACATCTTAAAAGAACGTGCAGAGACTGGTCGTTTGTATCTAATGAACATCGACCATTGTAATACTCACTCCTCATTTAAAGACAAAGTGAACATGAGTAATCTGTGTCAAGAAATTACCTTGCCTACAGATCCTCTACAACACATTGATGGAGAGGGTGAAATCGCATTATGTATCCTGTCTGCTATCAACGTAGGCAAAATCAATAAGTTAGATGAACTTGAAAATCTCTGTGACCTATCTGTTCGAGGTCTAGAGGAACTTATTGACTATCAGAATTACCCAGTAGAGGCAGCAAAAATTAGTACGCTTGCACGTCGCTCCTTGGGTGTTGGATTTATCGGACTTGCACACTACCTAGCAAAGAACGGTTACAAATATGACGATCCTGCCGCATGGAAAGCAGTCCACGACTTGTCTGAAGCTTTCCAGTACTATCTCCTTAAGTCAAGTAACGCAATCGCCCAAGAAAAGGGTGCATGTGAATACTTTAATCGCACCAAGTATGCAGATGGTATCTTACCAATCGACACATACAAGCGAGACATTGATGAGTTCTGCGGTGAGGAGTTGAATTATGATTGGGATGGTCTTAGGTATGATATCGCAACCTATGGACTCAGGCACAGCACTTTGTCCGCACAAATGCCATCGGAGAGCAGTTCCGTTGTGTCTAATGCAACAAACGGAATCGAACCACCCCGTGCCTTTTTGTCCACTAAGAAGTCCAAGAAAGGACCTCTTAAGCAAATTGTCCCTCAGTACTATGCGTACAAGAATAACTACACTCTTCTCTGGGAAATGAAGGGTAATGATGGTTACATCAAAGTTGTTGCTGCTATGCAGAAATTCTTTGACCAAGCAATTTCTGGTAACTGGAGCTACAACCCAGAAAATTATGATAACAATGAGGTACCAGTGTCTTTGATGGCGCAGGACTTCCTAACCACATACAAATATGGTTGGAAAACTTCTTACTACCAGAATACATATGATGTCAAGACTGATCTTTCTGAAGAAGAAGAAAAGAAACAAGGTTTAGAGAACCTATTAAACGATATCTTTGCAGAACAGGAGGAAGATTGTGACAGTTGCAAAATTTAGAACCAACGGAGAACCAATGCGTACTAAAGTTAAAGGAATGACTGTGTTTAACACAGACATTGTTGATAACACAAAACAAAAAATGTTTTTTGGACCTCCCCTTGGTGTCCAACGTTATGATAAATTTAAGTACCCTATCTTCGATAGATTAACACAGACTCAGTTGGGTTATTTTTGGCGTCCAGAAGAGGTATCTCTTCAAAAAGATCGTGCGGACTATCAAACTCTAAATGATGCACAGAAACACATATTTACTAGCAATCTCAAGTATCAGATCCTCCTTGACTCTGTACAAGGGCGTGGTCCTGGGATGGCTTTTAGTCCTTTCTGCTCACTACCTGAGTTAGAAGGGTGCATGAACATATGGCAGACTATGGAGATGATTCATAGTAGATCATACACTCACATTATTAAGAACGTATACCCTGATCCATCAGAGGTCTTTGATACTATTCTAGATGATGAAAAGATTTTACAGAGAGCAAAGTCTGTTACAGCAGCATATGATAATTTCTTACAGGCAGCAAATGAATATGGGTCTGGAAGAATGTGGGAACACAATCTAACTGGAGTACCACTAGCACAAAATGAACTATATGAACTCAAAAGAAAACTATACAGAGCGATTGCGAATGTCTACATCCTTGAAGGAGTTAGATTTTACGTATCGTTTGCATGTTCTTTCGCCTTCGGCGAACTTAAACTCTTGGAAGGATCTGCTAAGATCATCGGACTCATTGCTAGAGACGAATCACAGCACATGACTGTGACTCAGAATATTATTAAGAACTGGCAGAAGGGTGATGATGCAGATATGCAACAAATAGTTGCGGAAGAAGAGGAAAACGTGTATAATATGTTTAGAGAGTGCGTAGAAGAAGAAAAGTCTTGGGCAAATTACTTGTTCAAAGATGGATCTATCATCGGTTTAAACGACAAACTACTCTCTAAGTACGTAGAATGGACTGCTAACCGCCGTCTAAAATCTATTGGACTAAATCCTATCTTCGATGCTCCAATCGCTAACAATCCGCTTCCATGGACAGCACACTGGTTGTCTTCTAAAGGACTACAAGTAGCACCACAAGAAACAGAAGTAGAATCTTACATGATAGGTAGTATTAAACAAGACGTAAAGAAAGATACGTTTTCTAATTTTAAATTATGATCAAAATTTTGAGAGAAAGGGTTGAAAACCTTTCAAATTATGATGACGAATACGATGTTGTATATCTCGATCCTCCCTTCGGATTGGATCGAGAATTTTTTATGTTTGAAAAGGATAAAAAGGTAGCATTTGATGATAAATGGGAGTCAACAGACGCATATATTGAGTGGTATGCATCTGTAATTCAAGATTGTTTTGCTGCACTCAAACCTAATGGTTGGTTGTATGCTCACAACAACTTTGATTCTAATGCTTTAGTCTTAGGTGATGTTACAAAAGACATTAGATCTAAGTTTTATACAAATATTTCTTGGAAACGTTCTGGACCTAAGAACAACATCCGTAAGGGGTGGGGTAACATAGTAGATTCTATTCTTGTATTCAAAAAAGGTGATCCATACTTCAATGTAGAGTATCAACCACTAGATGAAACCTATGCTAAGAACTCTTTTAAGAACAAAGATGATAAAGGATTCTATGCACTAGGTAAGTTGACTGGAGAGAAGTCTCGTATTGGTCACATGTACGAATACAACGGGTATAATCCTCAGTATGGGTGGAGATTTGCTGAAGATAAAACTAAAACTTTACACGAGCAAAATCTTATTCACTGGGGTGCTAATCTTCCATACAAAAAGATCTATCTAGACGAGTCTAAAGGGTCTCCAATTCAAAATTTCTGGGATGATATACATTTCATCTCACGTTCTGAAAAGAACAAGCGTAAATATCCAACACAAAAACCAGTCAAGTTACTTGAACGTATTGTGAGGACATCATGCCCTCCTGATGGTAAAGTTTTAGACCCTTTCTGTGGGTCAGGAACTACTGCTCTTGCATGTTATAATCTAGGACGTGATTGTACCACCATGGATATCTCTAAAGACTCAATTAAGATCGCTACTGAGGCATTAATTGATGCTGGATGTGATATCAATACTGAAGAATGATTGATAAGATCAAACAATATACAGATGATATAGGAGATGTGTATGGATCTGAGGATCTTTGTATACATTTGTATTCTTGGGTGAAGATGCTAAAACCTAGACAGATAATAGAATTTGGTACTGGTCTAGGTGCATCTACATTGTGGATGAATCAGGCAATAAAAGAAAATGGTGGTGGTATCTTACATACCATTGATGATGGAAGTAATTTTGTTGAAGCAGCAGAAATTGTAGGTTTATCACAACGTTCTTATGAAAATTATATTGTAGACTTATACAATAAATTTGATATTCAAGATGGTGTTACCTTTTATAGATGTATTGTTGAAGATTTTTATACTGAGGTTGGTAAACATTTAGAACCAGAGAGTGTTGATATGATTTTCTCTGATTATAATCATCATCCTAAGACAATAGAAGACATGTTTAACAAGTATCTACCATCATTATCAAGAGGTAGTATGGTCTTCATAGACAGTGCTCCTAGTAAACGTCAGTCTATGGAAATGATAGAAGACATTTGTTCATACCATGGGTTTAATTACTACAACATCTATGAAAATAAAGACTCACCACAGGCAAGCACCTGTTGTATACAACTATAAATATAGGAGAGTAATATTATGATCAAGTGGTTAAGGAACGAGTTTACGAAAACCCCTGGATATATGAGGGTAAACCTTTCACTTCTGACGACATTGGCGATTTCTTCGGTTACGTCTACGTCATTACTAATAAGTCAACAGGCAAAAAGTACATCGGTAGAAAGTATTTCATGCAGAAGAGGAAACCCAGAGGTGGAAAGCGTAGAGTTACAAGTGAATCAGACTGGAAGAGATATTATGGATCGTGCCCCGAACTCAAATTGGACATCAAAGAGATGGGAAGAGATTCGTTTACCAGAGAGATAAAATCTTTACATAAAACTCTAGGTAAAACAAATTACGAAGAGACGAGACAATTATTTTTAAACAATGTGTTAACTGAGGCACTTGACGACGGGTCGCCAATGTACTATAATAGCAACATCCTTGGACGGTACTACAGGAAAGACTATTTTGAATCATGAAGTATCATTTGTACGATGAAAACTATACTCATAAAGGAACCTTCCGATCAATCATAGAAATGAGAAATTTTCTATGTGAAAGGAAGTATGATAATGATGATAGAACATATATGGATGATACATTTGATTACATAAAATCTATCGGATGGCACTGGGATGTAGAAGAACTTCAAATTAAATAAACATGAAACTTTTTATTGACTCTGCTGATACACAAGAGATCATATCTAGATTTGAAACAGGATTGATTGATGGAGTAACCACTAACCCATCTCTCATAAAAAAATCAGGAAAAGATCCTGAGGATGTATACCAAGAACTAATTGATGCAGGTGTTCCTGATATCAGTATGGAAGTTGTTGGTTCTGTTGAAGAAATGTTCAAAGAAGGTATGCGTTTGTTTGAAAAATTTGGTGAACAAGCAACTATTAAAGTTCCCTGTGATCCAGATGGTCTTGCAGTTTGTAGAGATCTTGGAATTAATACTGATTGTGAGGCTAAGGTAAATGTTACCCTTATCTTTAGTGTATCTCAGGCAATCCTAGCAGTAAAAGCAGGTGCTAAATACTTATCTCCATTCGTAGGTCGTGTAGATGATCAGAGATTTGGTGGATGTAATCTAATCAGGAGAATTAGAGAGGTTCTTCCACTACATATATGTGCTCAATATAATAATCCTGAGATTTTATCTGCATCTATTAGATCAGTAGGAGATGTAGAACATTCATTTGCACAAGGTGCTGATATAGTTACTATGCCTTCTAAGATCTTTGATGGTATGTACAAACATGTACTAACTGATGTAGGTCTAGATATTTTCCAGAAAGATTTTGAAGAAACTCAAAAACTTATAAACAATGGTTGAAATAACTGAAGAAGAATTACAAAAAAACTACGATAATTACATTGAAAAATGTGAGCAAGGCGAGTCTTTTTTGATTGTTAAAAAAGATGGTAGAAAAGTTATGATGGTTCCTGCTAAAGACTTTGAAGATATTAAATCTTGTGTTAGTATGGACTTAGATGAATATGATTATCTAAGAGATCATGACGACGCTACGTAAAAAATACGTAAGACTACTTAGAAAGATACCACCAAGACATTACTGGTCTATCTTTGTGTTCTTATCTCTATACTTTGTTGTACCATATAGTGAGATCACAGTAACAGTTGCTGCAATTCTCTACTACAAATTTGAAAAAAATATATCTCCTTATATACAGAAAGTAACTAAGATAATTCCAGACTGGATACGCTTTGGTGGTAGTCTTCTTTTCTTTCTTGTTATGATGAATGATACTCTACTGTATGTTGTTCTAATTACAGCAGCATTTTGGAGTAGAAAACAAGTGTTGCAAGATGAAAAAGAACGTGCTACAATAAACGAGTAATCACTCACATTATGAAACCAACCGTCTTACTTGAAAGATTTCCCTACCGATATGTACAGGTAGGTTTTTTAAAAACTAACGGTAAACCAGACTACCGCATTCAAAAATGGAACGAATGGACTGAAAGGTACAACGATATGTACCTACTGGATAATTCCATACAACTAGACACTGCTATGGAAGATTTTGAATACACCAAGTGGTTAGATCCTGATCCAGAGGTCGCTGCTTATGCACACAATGCTTCATAAAATTATGTCTGAAAAGAACCATCTAGATACAGCAGAAGACTCACTTAGACAGGCAATTATTTCCTGTCTTAATAATAAAAAGGATGAAAACATTAAAGATCTTTTCAAAGCATTACAGTTGATAAGAAATGTCAACTCTAAAACTCCTGATATAGATCTTGGTAATATAGATTTTGACTATTCATCTTATCTTGATAGCAGTCCAATCACATTTGAATCTGACTACATAGCAGGTGCAGATAAAATAGATTTTATTCCAGGTATCCGTCCTGGTAGTGATATGGATTCACTTGATAATGTACTTGAATTTAAAACAAAGGATGATGAGTCTCGGAAAGACTAAAAACCTGCCCTGGTGGGTCAGCTCATAACTTAGGGGTCTAATGACCCCTTTTTTTATTGTCTTATATAAATACCTCGGAAGCACTAGGTAAATAATAGGATGTCTCGAGCTCGTGTCGATCAGATAGTTAATCAACAAGGTACAGGTGGTGTAGAATTCCCTTACGGTCTTGAAGTTAACGCTGATCAAACCTTAAAAATTGGAGGACCTGTAGTATTACATGGAGGTTCTGCATCAACATCAGCAAACCAAATACCTAAGACAGGAAGCAACGGAGAACTGGTATGGGGAACACTCCCTAACTTTCAAGTCAACGCTGTTGATTCTGGTAGTAATTTTGGTGTGCAAATTAGTGATCCCTCAGGACAGTTTCCTTCATCTCAAGTTGAATTTGTTGGTGGTTCAAATGTAACTTTAACTAGAGCAGGTGATCAAATCACAATCAATTCTAGTTTTGTTAATACTAACACAATTACTACTCTAGAAACATCTGGTGGTAGTCCCGTATCTGGTACGTTGACTCTTGCTGGCGCAGGCAGTACCACAATTACACAAAACTCAAGCACTTTTAACATCAGTTCTGTTGATACAACATACACTGCTGGAACTGGTATCAATCTAGTAGGAACAGAGTTCAGTCTTCCTCAAGCATTAAACACATCAGACTCTCCTACATTTGATGCCCTTACTGTTACCAATGGAATCACAGCAGGATCTATTTCATCTAGTGGTAACATAAGTGGTACATGGAATGGTAGCGTAATCGGAATTGATAAAGGTGGTACAGGATCAACCACTGCGTCTGCTGCATTCTTAGCACTTGCACCTAGTGTTGCTTCAGCATCTGCTAAGTTTCTGACTACAGATGGAAGTAGTATTTACTGGGATAATTTACCATCTACCAGTGGATTTACACCAGTCACATATCAGATGACTGCACTGGACGGTGCAACTGCTAATAATGTTAAGACTAGAATCACTGATAACGGTGGTAACTACTCGGAAGTTGTCTTTACAACCAGTGATGATATTACTTTAAGTAGATCTGGTAATACTATTACTATTGGATCTACAAATGCAAACGATACTGTACTAACTTCAGAACAGGTAGAAGATATCGTCGGTGGAATGATCGACAACAATGCTAATACTGGTATCACAGTTGCATATAACGATGTGACTGGTAACATGGAATACTCTGTTAGTTCTACAGCAGTTACAGATGCTGATACAACATATGATTTAACGAGTGCTCAGATCACAGGTGGTATCGGTCTTCAGTTAGTTCCTGGAGGAACAGGACAGGGTAGTGCGACTGATCAGGTTAATATCATCGGTGGTAATAACGTCTCAGTCTTAAAAGATAGTAGCACTGGAAACATTACTATCGCTGCTACTGATACAAACACTGATACTGTTACACAACTACAAGTTACTGGACCCAACACTTCAGGAGGTTCATATGCTTCAGGAAGTATTTCTTTCCAAGCATCTGGGTCTATCAACATGGTTCAGGCAGGACAGGTCATCGCTATTAGTGCAAGTGATACAAACTCTTATGTAAATGATGCAACTTATAATCAAATTACTGGTGCTCTAACTCTTGAAAGAACTGGTGGTTTAACAGATGTTGTTCTACCTATTACTGATCTTCAAACATACTTGGACAATAGGTATATTACAATCGCTGGTGCGAGTGATGCAAAGATTACATCAGCAAATTGGAATACTGGAAACGGTAATCTAACTTTAACTGCTAACGATGGTAGTTCTCCTCTTGTCGTCAATCTTGATGGTAGATATACTACAGACACTGGTCCTAACTGGTATGTTAAACAAGGATCTTTTGCAGTAGCAGGTAATAATCCAGGTGGATTCCATACAAACAGATTACTTTTGAATCTTATTAGAGATGATGGAGCGGGTGATACAACTGTTTCCATTGAGACTGAACCTCTATACGATTATCTTGATACACTGTATGCTCCTATCACCACTGTTGATACTGCTGTAAGTTCCTTTACGTTTAGCAGTGGAACTCTTGCTATGACTGTTAGTAACGGTGATGCTTATAGTTTTGATCTAGATGCTAGGTATGTTACAGAAGATACATTTGTTTCTGGTTCTACTTTTGATGTTACAAATGGTGTTTTGACTATCACGCAGGGTATGAACTCTCCGTTTGGTAATCCAAATCCACCTTCTGCTGTTACTGTAGATTTAGATGGTAGATATAAACTAGACACAGCATTAGATGTTGCTATCTCAACACTAAATTTCAACCCAGCTAACGGTCAACTATATGCTGCAAGAAATGATGGTACTAATACTGTAACAGAAAGTTTAGATGGTAGATATTTTGATGATGTTAGTTTAAGTGGAACTACATTTACATTCAACAGAACTAATGGAAATAATAAAGTAATCAATCTTAATCCACAAAGAATTGATGTTCCTAATGGAGCAAAATTACTTTTTTATAATTCTTCTGCTCCCTGTGGATATGTAAAAGTTACAACTAGCGTCCTTAACAACTCAGCATTGAGAGTTGTAACTGGAACTGGTGCTGGAACTGGTGGTAATACATCATTCACTAATATATTCACTGCAAGTAGAAGTGATGGTGCTAGTGTTGCTAGAGGTAATTTAGATGTTGGAGGTGGAGTTGATGTAACTTTTGGATCTGGATTTGCTGTTAACAGAGGAAACCTTTCTTTAACTGGTAACCCAACCGCAGTTCTTGGATCTGGATTCTCAATTAACATTACTGGTAATCCTTCTCCAGGAAATTTAAAAGCAGCAAACCATGCTGTTTCACAAAACCAAATGCCTAGTCATACACACAGTTATCAAAGAGCTACTTTTAATGGTAGAGCAGACTGGGATGATGGTTCATGTTCTAGAGGTCATCAAACTGTTAATACAGGAGGAAGAGGTGGTGGTCAAGGACATCAACATAACATGAATGGTAATCCAGGAAGAGGAAACTTAGGTACTAGTATTAGTGGAAACCTTACTTCTGGTAGAGGAAATCTTGCTATCAATGGTAATCCATCAGTTAGTGGTGATATTAGTAGTAGTGGTTCATCTCAACTAAATATTACAGGACAACCTACTCTTTCTGCTGGTAGTATAAACATGGCAGTAAAATATGTGGATGTTATAATAGCTGAAAGAGTAACATCTGCACCTAATCAATGCAACATTAATGATGGAGACTAATGCAATTAGAAACTGGTGATTTTTGTCCGTTAGTAAATGGACCATGTAAAAAATTTGAATGTAAATGGTGGATTCAAGTCAAAGGTAATCATCCTCAGACTGGACAAGAAATTGAGGAGTGGGATTGCACAGTAGCATTTCTACCCATGTTAATTATTGAAGCATCACAGCAGGCAAGACAAACTGGTGCTGCGGTAGAGAGTTTTAGAAATATTGCGACTGAACAAAATCAACAGTTGCAAGAAAATTTATTAGAAGCACAGAAGATAGTTCCTGCTATCGTCTCTGCTGCTCTAAATAATAACGGAGTCATAGAAGGAAGCAAATGAAGTTTTTTCTTATGAGAGGTAACGGTGACCCTGATGGTACTGTCTCATTTAATTCTGATATAACATACTGCAATGAAGACTATTCAACAAAGATTAGTGAGGACGTTTGGTGTGTTCGTTATGATGATGAAGTTGTTCCTGCTATCTCTGATATAGAACTAAGCGATGGAACACATAAATCTCTCGATCAGGATGAACTAAATACTTTCAGTGCCTTAGCAGAAAAACTTTTTAATGAGGCAAAAGCTGCTGCCGATGCGAGTGAGGCAGAACAACAGAGACAAGATGATGAAGAGTACATGCGTAATTACATTACTTGGACTATAAGGGCTAAGAAATCTAGAGATGAGATGTTAGCATCATCTGATCCTTATATTCTATTGAGTAACTTAGATGATACTGGTTGGGAAGCGTGGAGACAATGGGTTAGGGATCTTCCACAACAACATGATGCTCCCATGAATATTGATTCATGGACTGAACCACCAACGAATGCTAATGATATGGTTGTTGATATTTTCACTAAATTCAAACGCAACTGTGAAACTAGCAAGAAACTTTACGATCATTATTATCCCTAACTGATAAATACTTTTATTACAGGGGAAGTAGTGTCTAATGTCTAAAATTAGAGTAGATGAACTCATCAATCAAAGCAATAGTGGACCTACTTTAGCAGTAGAAGGTCTTCGAGTTCCTTCTACTAAATCTTTGGTAGTTGAAGGCATCATCTCTTTAAACGGTGACACTGGATTGACTGGACAAGTTCTTTCTAGGACTACTACTGGAGTGGGTTGGAGCAATGTACCCCTCACAGATAACAATACTACTTACACACTCAGCACTATTGATGGTGCTAACCCTGCTACTGATAAAGTAATTAGATTGTCTGCTGGTGGATCTGGAAGTGGATACACCGATGTTGTTCTTGTAGCAGGCAATAATGTTTCTCTTACAAGAAGTGGTGGAAGAATTACTATAGATTCTTCATTCACTGATACAAATACTGTTACACGATTAGGTGTTAACGGACAGAATTATACCGATGGTGATCTTAATCTTATCGGAACTGGTGCAGCGACAATCACCCAGTCTGGTAGAACATTTACCATCAATGTTAACGACGACAATACAACATACACTGGAGAAAGTGGTGTTACAATTACTGGTGATAACAAGATTAAGATTGGACAACCTGTAGGTCCAAATGATCCTGTTACATTCCAGCAAGTAACTGTTAGTGGAAATTTAATTGTACAAGGTACAACCACTACAAGTAATACAGTTACTGTAACTACTTTAGATAAATTTATTAACTTAAATGATGTTGTAATTCCTACAGATGCTGTAGCAGATGGTGGTGGAATTAGACTTAAAGGTGACTCTCCACATACTATTCTGTGGAGTAATACTAATGAATCATGGACTTCTTCTGAGCATTTTAATCTTGCTAGTGGAAGAACTTATAAAATCAATGGTGATGAAGTCATTACCAGTACAGGACTTGGAAATATTATCAGAGCATCAAGTTTAGAATCTGTTGGTGTTCTATCTGCTGGTAGATGGGAAGCACAAACTATCGGTATTGCATATGGTGGTACAGGTACAACCAATGCTAATGATGCTTTAAATGCATTCTTACCATCACAAGCAGCAAACTCTAGTAAGTATCTAACAACCGATGGGCAGAATACATCTTGGGCTTCTATACCTCCAACATATAATGGATGGAGTGTTGGAGATAATAGTGTTACCACATCTGTAGACTCTAATGATATTGTTAGATTTATTGGTACTGGTAGTGCTTTAGTCACGTTGGATAATGTTAATAAAAGATTAACTATCAATGCAGACAACACAACATATAATCTATCTGTTGAGAACCAACAGCAACCTAATAGAAAGAGTATTCGTTTAACAGACAGCACTGGATACGCTGAAGAGGTAGTTCTATCTGCTGGTACTGGTGTTACTCTAACAAGAACTGGATCAAGACTAGAGTTTTCTGTAGATCAAGACCTTAGTGCAAGTGCAATACCTAACTTTACTGGTATTGATATTACTGGTACTGTTAATGCTACAACATACACTGGTTCTGCAGCACAACTATCAAACTTAACTGGAGTTCCTAACGGAGTTTATGGTAGTTCTGGAGTCATTCCTGTTATATCTGTTGACCCTACTGGTAGAATTACAAATATTTCTACAGCACCAAACACAGGTGCAGCAGGTTCTGGTGGTATTGTTGCTGGTGGTAGTGACTACTCATTACAATACAATAATAATGGAGGACTTGCTGGATCAGATAAAATTAAATTTGAACCTATTCAAGGTGAATTAACACTTAGTGGATATCTTGTATCAGATAATATTGTATCTACTGGTGCAACAATTACAGAACTACAAGCACTTGATTACATTAAGTTCCCAAGTAAAACTATTAGTGAACGTGATTATCTAAATGTTCTGAACGGATCTGTAATTTATAATAATGTTTCTAACCGACTTGAAATGTATCAAGACGGTGAGTGGATTCCTATAGGTGGTATCACACAACTCGGAGATCTATTAGATGTTCAAGCAGGACACCCTGGTGATGGACAAGTTCTAAGTTTTAGTTCTAATGGTAATAGATGGGTTCCTACTACTGTTACAGCTGGTGGTGGTATACAACAGAACAGTTCGATGGTTGTTAACAACAACTCTATTCCTTCTGGTTCTGGTAGTTTAACATTTAACTCTGCACAAAACTTACTTACATTTACTCCACCCGATATCAGTTCGTTTATTTCAAGTGAAACAGATCCAATATTTTCTGCATCACCTTCAGCAAGTATTACTAGTGCAAATATTTCTAATTGGAACTCAGCATATAATTGGGGTGATCATTCTATTGTTGGATATCTACAAGCAACAAATACAGACAAGGCAAATTGGAATTTAGCATACAGTTGGGGTGATCATTCTTCTGCAGGATACTTAACATCGGAAACAGATACTCTTGATAGTGTAACTGGTAGAGGTAATACCACTATCAACAATATCTCAGTCGGACAACTAACTGCTGGTGGTTTAACTTATCCAAACACCAACGGGACATCAGGTCAAGTTTTGACTAGTGATGGCACAGGAAATATTGTATGGGCAGCAGGTGGTTCTGGTGGTGGATCAACTGTATCTGATATAGATGATCTTACCGATGTTACTATTTCATCTCCAACTTCAGGTCAGGTTCTTTACTACAATGGAACTAACTGGACTAATGGTGTTACCTCATCTTATGGTGATTCTGATGTAAGCACACATCTTAATACTTCTAGTGCTTCAGCAGGTCAAATTCTTAGTTGGAATGGTACTGATTTTGTTTGGGTAGCAGATCAAACTGGTAGTTCTGGATCATCAACTTTTGTAGGACTAACTGATACTCCATCTTCGATGGGAACTGCTGGACAATTTATTGCAGTTAACTCTGGTGGAACAGCACTTGAGTTTGTTGCTGCTCCTTCTGGTGGAGGTGGTGCTAATGTAACCATATCTGATAACCCTCCTGCTAATCCTACTTCAGGTGATCTATGGTGGGAATCAGATAAAGGAAGATTAAAAATTCTTTACTCTACTGTGTGGGTTGACGCTAATCCTGTTGGAGGTGGTGGCGGTAGTGGTACATCCTATACAAATGGTGATGTAGATTCTCACCTTAACACTAGTGGTGCTACATCAAATCAAATTTTAAGTTGGAACGGCACTGACTATACTTGGATAGCACAGGTTGATACTGATACAACATACACCGCTGGAACTGGTATCAGTCTAGTAGGAACACAGTTTAGTTTAGATTCAACTAGTTCTCCTACGTTTGCAGGAATGAGTTTAAATGGAACTGCACTACCATTTACTGATGGAACATTTGATCTTGGTAGTACAACTAAGAAATGGAGATTTGTATACACTGATGGATTAGTTGCTGGTGGTTTAACTTATCCAACTTCCAACGGGACTAGTGGACAGGTCTTGACTAGCAATGGATCTGGTGGCGTCACATGGACTACCGTATCTGGAGGAGGCGGTGGTGGAGCAACATCTCTTAATGGTCTTAGTGATGTAAATACTGGAACTATATCTACTGGAAATGTATTACAGTATGATGGTACAGCAGGTGCATGGGTAGCAAATAATCTTGATGATATTCCTGGACACCCAGTAATCTCATGGACTCTTACACAAACAGCATCTGCTCATTACATATTTGCTGGCGAAGGATTCCCTGCAACTGCTGAAGATCCAACTTTATATCTCATAAGAGGTCAGTCATACGTCTTTAAAAATAGAACAGGTGGACATCCCTTTAGAATTCAATCTACAACTGCAACACCTGGTGGTGGTACACAATACAACGTTGGTGTAACAAATAACGATGCTGCTAATAATACAGATTTAATATTTGTTGTTCCAATGAATGCACCTGATACATTGTACTATCAATGTACATCACATCCTGCGATGTTTGGAACAATTAATATTCTAAATGCCCAGCAGTCAATTGCTCTTAATGATCTTACTGATGTAGATGCAGTTTCTAATGCTACGAATGGATATATCTTAAAATATAATGGAGCTACATGGGAAATGGCTCCCGATTTAACTGGTTCTGTTTATACACTAAATGAAGTATTAACCGCAGGCAATACAAGTTCTGTAGCAGCAACAGTCGGAGACCTTACATGTAGTAATTTAACAGTCAATGGAACGACAACTACAGTCAACAGTAACAATGTAAATATTGGAGATTCTAATCTTACTCTTAACAGTGATGAGACAGGTACACCATCACAAAATGGTGGACTCACAATCGAAAGAGGTACATCTGATAATGTAGAAATTCGTTGGAATGAAACTTCAGATAAATGGGAGTTCACTAATGATGGTACTTCTTACACTGATCTTGGTGGTGGTTCTTATAGTGATAGTGATGTTGAGAGTTTGATGGGTCAATATGATTTCCATATTATACCTACGTCAAATGCTAATTATGATATTGGAACTGCAGAAAGAAAAGTAAGACACTTATTCTTAAGTGATAATAGTATCAAGTTTACTAACGATCAGAATCCTCCAGTATCATTCTCCCTTGGTGCTCCTAATGGTAAACTTACCTTTGAAGGAAAAGAAGTTGCAACCGTAGACACTACTGGTCTTGCTGAAGGAGACAGTATGAGATGGCAAGCGTCTACTGCTTCGTTCGTCCCAGATCAACGTCTTAATGAAGTTGCTCCTGTTGGTTCTATCATGATGTATGGTGGATCTACAGCACCTCCAGGTTGGTTGTTATGTGATGGTACATCAACAGCTTCTTATGGTGCTCTAGCAGCAGTAGTTGGACAATACACTCCTGATTTAAGAGATAGATTTATTATAGCTGCTGGTACCACTTATGCTGTTGGTACTACTGGTGGTGAAGCAGAAGTAACTTTAACAGAAGCACAAATGCCTTCTCACTCTCACACTTGGACTCGTCAGGACTCTTCCGTTAACGCAGGTTATCGTCCTTGGCCAGCAAATAATAATGATGTTGTTGGAACCACAGTCAACACAAGTTCTGCTGGTGGAGACCAAGCACACAACAACATACCACCATATTATGCTTTGGTTTTCATTATCAAGACTTAAATAAATACCCTTATGGCTATTACATTCCCATCGAATCCTTCACCAGGAACTACACACACCGCAGCAGGTATTACCTGGGAGTGGGACGGAACCTCTTGGGTATCTCTTGCTCCTACTGGTGGTGGAGGAGGTGGAGCGTCTGCTCTTGGTGACTTAACAGACGTAACATTATCTTCTTTAACAACTGATCAAGTTATAAGATATGATGGTACATCTGAATGGTTGAACGAATTAAATAATGTTATCAATGTAACAACAAAGGCAAGTGATAATCTTCAACTTCCTTTAATTCTTGGATCTGCTGCTACTGGTAACGTAGAAACATTTGCAGACGATACTCTTACATATAATCCATCTACAGCAACCATTGGTGGTGCAAATGTTTCTGGTAGCTCTACTGGACTATCTGGTAATCCAAATGTATCAGTAAACAATTTAACTGTAGGTGGTATTGCTAACTTTACTAATTCAACTGATGCAACTTTTACTGGAGGCATCACTACAGGTAATGGATCATCTGGATCTACTCAATGGAATGCAGCATACAACTGGGGAGACCATAGTACTCAAGGATATCTGGTTGCTGGTTCTTTAACTAATATTGGTATCAATACTTTTAGTGATGTTGATACACAAACAGCAGCACCAACAAACGGACAAGCACTGATCTGGGATTCTACTTCTGGTAAATGGGAACCAGGAAATGCTGCAGCTGCATCAGAAACTGATCCTGTATTTACTGCTTCTCCTGCTGGAAGTATCACACTAGCAAAACTAGCAGAATGGGATGCTGCATATGGATGGGGTGATCATGGTGCTGCTGGATATTTAACTTCACTTGCATTACCTAATCTAACTGACGTAACGATATCGAGTTTGGTTACAGGTGATCTGATTAAGTACAATGCAGCTACATCAAAGTGGGAAAATTTTACTCCAGCATATCTAACTGCTGAATCTGATACTCTTGATACTATTACAGGTAGAGGTGGTACTACATCTAATAACTTATCTGTTGGTGACCTCACAGTTACAGGTAATTTACTTGTACAAGGAACGACAACTAACACCAACGTAAATACTCTTAGCGTAACTAACAATGAGATTATTATTAATGATGGTACAACAGGAGCACCATCACAAAATGGATCAATCAGAATTGATAGAGGTACGTCAACTGATACAACATTACGTTGGAATGAATCTACTGATAAGTGGGAGTGGACAAACGATGGAACTACTTACTACAACTTAAATAATTATACTCTTTCTGTAGGAACTACCTTAGCAAGTAACGAAGCTACAGTTACTCTTACCGCTACAGACGGCACAACATCTAGTTATCAGATTCTTGCTCTAGGTGGTACATCATTAACACATGAACCTGCTAACAATAGAATTACTTTTAATAGTGTTCAACCAGTAAATGCTGATTGGACTGCGACCACTGGTCTATCACAAATTCTTAATAAACCTGCTAGTTTCTATACACTACCTCAAGCATCTACAACAGTCTTAGGAGGAGTCAGAATAGATGGAACTAGTATTACTATGGCGTCTAATGGACAGATTAGTGCTGCTCCTAGTGGATATACATTACCTGTTGCAACTAATGGAACTTTAGGTGGTGTAATGGTTGGAGCTGGTCTTGCGATCACTTCTAGTGGTGTTCTTAGTACCACTGTTCAATCTATTCCTGTTGCTTCTGCTACTATATTAGGTGGTATTAAAATTGGTTCTGGACTAGCGATTGATAGTAGCACTGGGATTGCTAGTGTAGATTTACCAACTGCATCTTCTACTATTCTTGGAGGAGTTAAAGTTGGATCTGGATTAAGTATTGATTCTTCTGGAGTTCTTAGCACTTCAGCATCTGCTATTTCTATTGCATCACCAACATCTCTTGGTGGTATTAAAAATGGTACTTCAATCAGTGTAGATCAGACTACAGGAGTTACTAATATTGTTCCCGCCACATCTTCTCAGATAGGTGGTGTAATTATAGGATCTGGTCTTGCTATTACTGCTAATGGTGTTCTCTCTGCGACTGGTGGAGGAGGAGGTGGTGGAGGAGGTACTCCTCTTTCTAGCAGAACAACTGTAAGTGGAACTACAATTCTTATAGCACCTGGAACTTATGATACTTTTGATATAAGTGGTGGGTTTAAAACATATGCATTGATCCAAGTTAACCTATCTGATGCGGCATGGTGTCGCATATATAGTAGTAGCCAAGCAAGAACTAACGACTTAAATAGGAACGTAGGTGAAGACCCTGCTCCTGGTTCTGGTGTAATTGCTGAAGTAATTACCACAGGTCAAAATCAAGAGCAAGTTATAACACCATTTACTCTTGGTGGTAATACTGAATCACCAGTTAGCACCAACATTTATATCGCTGTAACAAATCTTTCTTCGCAGAACACAACAATCACTGCAACTCTTACCATATTGCAACTGGAGGCGTAATAGAACATGGCTGTAACCGTAAACACACATAGTAAACCAATTGGGTGGTCAAGAAGTGATGTTATAGACCAACTAGAAGAAGCACATACCACAGTCGGAGCACACATGGGTCCTGTTACTGGGTTGGTTGCTGGTGTTAAATCTTGGACTTTTGGTGGAGTAAATACTCAGCGTTCATCTTATACCGAATGGGATTATTATTATGATGTTGAACCAACACAATGGACAGGATCAGGAACTGGTGCTACTTTTGAAGTAGGTGTTTATGCTGGAACAGTACGCTATGTTAAAGTTAATCGTCAGGGTTATGGATATGCAAATGGAGATGTTCTAACTTTAAATGATTTAGATTTTGGTGGTAATGGTTCTAATGGTGTACAAGATATTAATGTAACTGTTTACGTTGAAGGATATGCTGATCTTGGTACTACTTACGAGTTGGGGTATGACTCTAACCAAGATCTGAGTGGTGTTGATGCTAATGGGGCAATCAACGCTACAAATATTTCCGTCGCAGCAAACATTACTATCGCCGAGGGTGATACTCTTATATTAAAAGGGATGAGCGGGTTTTCTGCCTACACATACATTTTTTGGTATGATCCTAGTACTGATACTTCTTTAGGAAACACTCTCGACACTGGAGCTCTTAGTAATGATTGGACTGGTAGTTATTGGAATGTGAAACCTGAAAATGTTGTTAATCAAGGTGCACGTCAGTACAGTAGTCAAAATGATAATTGGTATTTAAAATGGAAACCTGCTCCTGGACAGGCAGGTACATATTATATAAGATCAACTGGACTTGGTTGTGTACACACAATTACTGTAGTTGCTGCTAATTCTTCTAATGTAGTTGTTAAAACTTACGGTGCAACAAACGCATTTTTTGATAAACAAAATAGACAAAGTGGATTGTCACCTTGGGGTGTATGTAGGAGAGAAGTTGAGTCAAATAAAAAATATGGAATTACATATCAAGCATATCAATTTAAACAGGATACTGATGGTAGAACGGAACTGAGTATTGCTACGGGAAGTTCATATCGTCCAAAAACGTCAACGCTTCCTAGTAACTATACTATCTTAAGTAATTCACGTACTGCACATGGTAGAGGTTATGATTATGCTAATGATTTAGCAGTTACAAGTGATGATCTAGCGTATGATATGTACGATCGTCGTTTTAAAGGAACTCCTGGATGGGATATACCTTATGGTCCTAATGGTGATATATGTTTAAACGATTCTGAATCTGTAAATAGTCCAGTCATTAACTATGGTTCAATGCGTTACGATGATCATGGAATGAGGATCGCAGATTACAATGCATATAACAGCTACTCACTTGATTTAATTACTTATCAGTCTGGAATAGATCCAAACTTTGTTGTTTACTCTTTCAAGCAACCTAACTTATCATCAACCATCTTGAGAGATAATAGTTTCATGACTTGGTTTGTTCATGACTATACAAGTCCTGGATTATTTGATTATAATGATTTGTGGTTGGGTGGTGTTACTCTTATTGCAGCAGCAAATGACGGAACTACTGATATTGATTATCCCTACATCAGGTTTAGAAGTTTTATGGCTGGCCAGCATTATGTAACCACTGATCAATATTTAAGTAAGAGATCTGCTGAGTGTGGATTTATACCTTACAAATCCTTAAGTCTTAATGGTAATGCAGAGGGGCAACCATATTTTGATACCATATATGGATGCGGATCATTGACTACTAAAGAAGGAAGCAATGATTATGTTAGCCTCTACTACAGAACTAATCAACTTCATACTAATAGAGGTATTGGTGGTGATAATGCGATAAAATCTAGCTCAAGTCCACAAGGTAGTCTTGCTTATGCAGCACAACAGTTACCAGATAGCACTAACTTTAACGCAGTTATCAAAGGTCTTCCTTTAAGTGTAAAGATAGCTCCAGTACCATACTATCTACCTAATGATTTTGCGATGATTGACTTTGATGTTTCTACTCCACAAGCAAACATCCAACAAGGTGATACTATTACTGTTAGTGGAACAGAAGTTTATACTATAATTACAGGATCTTATAATCAGACTGGTAGAACTAGAGGAATTCTATTCTGTGCTAGAACAACCTGATCGGGGGTACGATGAAAAGGTTAATAGTAAAAGCGTGTGGTAATTCTCCTCTCGAGGATATTCGTGCTTCTATTGAAGCGAGACTTCCTTATGCTCAGTTTCATGAGAGTCTTAGAAGTTTTCGTATATTAATTTTTGAAATTCCTGATGAAAATATTGACCAAGTAAAAGGTGATGTTAATGATTGTGGTCATAAATGTTCTTGGGATAAAACTGTAGAGTTAGATCCTGTAGAAGAAGAAGTTATTATAGAAGATATAGAAACAGAAATTAGTTCAGAAGCAAGTCAAGATACAACGTGGGCTACATCTGCTGGTGGTGCATATAGATGGATACGTGTTGTTCAGTGGAATGGAAACCCTGTATTTGAGTACTCATTTGATCAGTCCACTTGGTACAAACCAGGAATTGCTGTTACTGGTGGAGCAGGATACACACATTATTTTAAACAAACAGACTCATCAAACACTGGTTACCCACTTAGATTTTCTACAACTCCTGATGGTATATGGAATGGTGGTGTAGAATACACAGGCGGTAATTTTAACGCTGGTAATTATGCACCTGGTAGTAGTAGTCACCAGTCAAATTTTAGTTGGCAAGGTCCACCTACTCATAGTACTTACCATGTACCTGTTTTATATCCTTATTGTCCTACTCAACCTAGGATGTGGAGGACTAATGAATCTCCAACAAGATACGGTAGTTTTCACTATGCTAAAAATGCATGGCATTTAGATATTATTTCAAAGAAAAATAGATCAGCACTTAATAATCAATTTACTTACACTCACACAGGTGATGGTGTTGATCTTTATATTATTGATACTGGAGTTCGTGGTGCGAGTAGACCTACTGGTTCAACAGCAGCACTACATCCTGAGTTATATGATCCAAATAATAGAAACTTAACTACTATAGTCCCAGATCAAGGTTTATATAGAGTGATGGAACTACCTCATTTTAGTGGTCTTGGTGGTACTAATGAGGATGATCATGGACATGGAACTAACTGTGCAATTCTAGCTTCTGGATGGAGATATGGAGTTGCTAAAGATGTGAGAATCTACGCACTCAAAGTATTTGGTTCTAATAATACTGGTTCATTATCTGATATCGCTTCAGCATATCAAGCAGTTATAGATCATAATGATTCTAGTAGTGCTTACTACAAAGGTAACAATAGACCAGCAATTATTAATGCTTCTTTAGGTGTTAATACTCCTAGTGGAAGTTATCCTATTATTGAATTAAATGATGTAGGTACAGACTATCCATATAATGAACAAGAAATTTTGGATGAGATTGAGAGCACTGTTTGTAGGTCACATAATATTATTATTTGTCGCTCTGCTGGTAATGGATTTACTTCTGCAAGTGATACTTTCTTAGGTCCTCTACAAGCAAAGTTTCAAGCAGGAAAAAGGACTGGAGGACCAAGAGATTTAAGATTTAATAACGTTGACTATGATCAACCTAAGATTGTTGTTGGTGCTACTCAATACAATGATAGATTTGCAGACTTTTCTAACTATGGAAACTCTGTAGACGTCTGTGCTCCAGGACAACTACTTGCAGTTCCTGATTATGAATGGAGTGCTAATACTGGTTATGGAAGTGGTAGTAGCACCTATGATTATATTCAAGGAACTTCTTATTCTACGCCGATTGTTGCTGGTATCATAGCAACGTGGCTTGAGTATAATAATTATGATCTGACTACAAGTAATCTACCACAAAAAGCAAAAGACTGGATTCGTGCTGCTAACCCAGGACATAGAACAAGTGCTGGAAGTATTGATTATCCTATTAATGGAATGGATGAAAGAGAATTAATTTCCAATCCATTTTCATCTACTAATGGATCTTCTCAGATTGTAGTTAAATTTAACCCTGCAGACAGCGCACATTTTTTAGGTAATGTAGGTAAGAAAGTACAGATCAGAACACCTCTTCCTCCAGAACCAGCAACACTTGTAGGTAATATTAATTTAACTTCAGCACTTATGCAGTGGTATGGAATTGTTGGTGAAGATTCTCTCAACAATAGTGTAACAGTTGACCTTGGTAGTAGTAATGTATTTACATCTACCAACGTTGATGTTGGTGGTAATGGACCATTTTCTATGGGTATCATCACTGGTACACATCAAGAAACTGATGGTCCTCATTTTGGAAGTGTATCTCTAGAGACTAGAACTGATACACAAGAAAGTAATAATACTGGTACAAGTGTTTCTACTGGTCTTCCTGTTGATGCTGGGTACTTTGATCCTATAGCTAAAACTTTTACTCCTTCTGATTATAGGGGTGCTATCTTCCCATTTGTTGAGAAAACATTTACATGGGCACAAGCACAAGGAACTCTTAGTCAAAGTCCGATTGCAAATGGATCTGTTATGAACATTAATCTAGGATACTCAAGTGCTGTTACATCTGGTGGAGAGACAGTTGATACAGGACCATGGACAATTAGTGGCGATAGTTTAATTTCTACTAATATAACATTCAATACATCCACAGGGTATCTCCAATCATCTGCTACTAATAGTTACTTTCAAGATACATCTTTTAATGTAACAGTAACAGACACATCTACAGGTAATGCACAAACATATAGTTTTACTCTCACGGCTAGTGGTGTTAATAACATAAGATCTTTTACAGGTAGTTCTCCAGCAGTTCCAGGAAACTTTAAGTTTAGTAATCAATGTGCTAGTGAACTGGATAAGTATTGGAAAATGACTCCTGCTATTGATGCTAACTGGACTCTTGCTTTCCAGTGGACTAGTCAGCATACCAGTGATGCTACTATGATCAATGGAACTCAACGTTATGGTAATTTTGCTTATACCTTTAGTCCTGCTTCAGCACAACATGATGATACAAGCAAACGTTTTGTTTATACTTCTCAAAACCAAGTACCAGCACAGTGGACAGATCAAACACCACCTCCTACACTCAATTACACCATGTCTCTGACTAGTGCAGATATGCGTGATCAATCAGTCAATAAAAAGTTCTTCCCAATATTGCCTCCATATCCTATATGGACTAAGGGATCTCGTCCAGGATCTATGAACTATACACAGACAAATCTTGATCCAGTTGTTTACATTTCTCCTGGTAGACCATTTGCTTTACTTGATAACGGTCAAATATTTCCTAGATTTTTTGATGAGGTCGATGAAGAAACAGTACCAGCACAAACAGCATCAGGAACAGGTCTTGCAGAGATAGATCACTATGACTTTTTGAATAACAATGCGATAACAGATTCATGTTACCTTAATACCAGTAGAGAATTTGTAAAAGACAAGAGACCTAGGACTGGATTACTATACCCTAGAGGTAATACATATAGACCTGATCAAAACTAGTATAAATAGAATAGCAAATAATAAACATTATGGCAGATACAAAGAAAGTCGAGGAGAAACCGAAAGGTATCCTTGGTAAGATTAAAGAAGCTGCAGATGATAAAGAGGAACAACTAGCATACCTAGCGACTCTTATAAGAGTGATCGTTCTCGTGTGGTCAGCAGGAATTTTAACTTTAAACTACGTTAAAATACCTGGATATGATGCAGGAGAGAAGATTGATCCAACTTTCATAGCTTCGGTCTTCACAGGAACGCTAGCTACTTTTGGCGTCCAAACGGGAGGTAAGAAAAAGAATGGTGCTGGTGGTGGAGATGCAAACATATCTAAAAAAGATATGGAGTTTCTTATTGCTAAGGCATCTGAAACTGCACCCGCTCAAACTATCAGGATTGAATCTGCTCCTGTAAAAATTGTCCCAAACGATAAGTAAACATCATGCAAAAAATTATTAACGGAATCGCTATTTTCTCAGGTGCAGTAGCACTTGGTGTAGTTGGTCTCGGTGGATATGTATTCATTAGAAAGGATGCAATCATTGAAGACGTTAAATCAAAAATTACAGAGGCAGCACTAGGGTCAGTCACTGGTTCTCTACCAGACATACTTCCAAAAGCAACTGGTCCAGCACTTCCTTCTCCTTCTATTCCTCAGTTCTAGGAGGTCACCATGCTTACTAATAAGTGGAAGTGGATATCATTCGGTGTGGTAGGCAGTCTATTCGCTGTCTCACATCTTGGTATGATAGGATATATCGCCACGAGAGATAAAGAAGCACCACTACCATCAGTTGATTTACCTGTAGGTCCTTACACATCATATAAAGTGAGTGTATCAGACGAAGGATATGCTATTTCATATAAAGCAAACGATCCTAAGACTGCATACATCACGAAAGATATTAAAGAGAAAGGTGGTTTCTTAGGACTTGCTACAGAAACAACTAAGGTTGCTGAAGAATACTTTATGGATGGTCAGATCAACCAAGGTGGTGCAGTGTCTAATGCTAGGTCTTGGATAGATCAACCACCTGGTTTAACAGGTGCACAGGCACAAGCAATAACTGATGCCCGAAAAAGCGAAGCCTGTATCGAAGCAATCGGATCCGCAAAAGGTACAGGAAGACTTGTGGGGACAAGTATTGGTGCTAGTGCTGCTCCTGCTCTTAGTGGTATCCCCTTTGTTGGTTGGGTTGCTGCTGGTTGGGTCGCTATGTTTGGCGGTAATCAGGGGGCAGAAATAGGTGGAGGTATGGCTGAGGACTTGAATAAGAACTGTTAATGTCTATCCCAAAGATTCACATCAATGATTCCTATATTCGCGATTCTTATATAAAAGATGTAAGTATATTCAGTGCTGATATACCAGACTTTTTACTTAGAACTCCAACTCAAGTTATTCCATATGCACCACCTGCTACAGTCATTATAGGTAACCCTATTATTGATATGCCTGGGTGCGTTGAAGCACATGAGTTTAGTGATAGGAATAATCAAATTATCAAAGACGATGAAGATAACGTCTTGGTATTTTGTGATGCAGAATATCCATCATATGATGCGATGGACTATGAACCAGATCAGTTGCAGATGCAGATGGAGGCAACACCTCCACCTGTTGTTGAACCACCACCAGCACCAGAAGTGGATGCACCTGAGGTTCCACCAATAACTCCACCTGAAACTGAGTGTCCTGCACCTAATCAGCCGCGAGTGGGTGACTTAACACAGGATGGTAGTGAGAAAGTTGTAGGACATGAACTACAAGGCACTACCTGTGTGGTATTGTATGAGGACACTACTGCTGCTGAGAAATATCTTCCCTCTACAAATCAGGTCAGCACTACAGCAGCGATAGCAGTGGTAGCAACAGCGGCAGCTGCTGCAACACCATTATTATTGAGAGTTATAAAACCAGTCATTAAAAAACTCACTACGACTGCACAAAGGAAGTTAGGTAAAGAACCACCTAAGTTAAGTCGTAATGAGATACAGTGTAATAGATATCGTGAGAAAAAAGGACTACCACCTTTCAAAATTCCTAAGAAAAGCATCGTCAATAGGTTTAAAGGTAGATATTTTAAAAAGAAAGATTAATTATTACCGATAGATATTTCTTTTAAGACACTTGAATTACCACTAGGTATGATATGTTTATGTGGAGTAACTCCATTCACACCTTTTACCACAACGTCTGCACATATACTATAGTATGGTGACTTTGGATGGAATGATATTCCATCCTTCATTAATTGACCACAATTTTTTAGTCTCGCGACCTCAAAATCTAATCTTTTATTAGCAGTCACTTGTTTTTGTAGAGCTATTTGTGTAGCAACTGCTTCTTTACATTGTTCTTGTGCTTCTTTATCTAATGGTTTAGACCATGTAGCACTAACACCTATTGAAATGTTATAGTTATCTTTCTGTGCTGTTCTTGTAGGAACGTAGTAGAGTATGTCCCCAGGATTGTCTAACACACCGTTATCATCTAGGTCAGACATGTCGTACACTGGCGAATCCCAGTAATCTTCATATGGTTTTTGTGCTGATGCTGTTCCTGTTGCATATGGTGTAACGTTGAGTGTTGCACCTTGACATTGTATACCACCACCATAAGTGTTAGTAATATACGGTCCCTGTAACACCTGTATAGCTTGATTGGTGACACTGCCACTGGAATTCGCGATCGGCGATGCAGTCGCACTAACTCCACCAACTGTTTCTGCTATAGCAGACGGCATAAACCCAGTCATAGCAAGGGATATTGCTATTGACTGAAGATACTTGTTGTATCTGTTACGCTTGTTACGTTTGTTGTGCGATTTATTACTGTGTGATTTGACAACCCTGGTCCTTGCATCGTTTCCGTGTATTGAAACGGTGCTCCTGGTGTCGTCTGTGTAAAGGTTGGTGTTGACCCTACTCCTGTCCATGTTGTATTCACTCCTTCAATCGTTACATTATTAGTTGTAGTGGTTGGTGATAAATTATCGTTGGTTGTTATCCCATTCCCTGTGACAGACCACTGATAGCCTGTATTATAATCCATCGAATTTATAATTTCTGTCACAGTAGAAGTCGTTTCCGTGTGGGTAGTCATCGAGCCCTGTTGGAAATTTGGGACCACAGGCACTGCTATGACTGGGGTTACGCCCATAGCAAAAAACATGAGGAATAGTTTAGATATATTCCTCATGATCTTAATCAAAGATAGTTACTTCACTTACGAACTGACCTGTTGTAGATGTACCTACGTTACCTGTACCTGTTAGAGTGATTGCGTGTGCAGCAGTTATAGTTCCTGGTGCGTTAGTTGAATCATTCTGTGTACCTGCACTTGTAATGGTTACAGTACCAAAGTCTGAGTATTCAGAACCTGTACCTGCTATATCACCTTGTGTCCATGCCTGAGAAAAGGAAAATGATCCAGTTCCGTTAGTTGTTCCTTGACCTGCTGTGATTGTACCGACTGTTCCAACACCAGTTGTTGCATTATAGGAGTTGACTCCTAGTCCACCAGTAGTTGTTACTGCATCATTACCAGTTCCAACTGTATGACTAGTGGTAACATTAGTACCAGAGATGGAGTATGAGTTTCCCATCCTTGAGTATGTGGCTGATTGTGCGTCCACTGTGTGTTGTAAACTAGACTGATGCCTAGTGCTTAACCCACCAGCATGTGCCGCACTACCAATAACAAAGAGAGAAACGAGCATTAAATATTTTTTCATGCTAGTATAGATATGAAGATCTTCCTATTTATTTATATCCCTTATGATCATTGATAACTTTTTACCTGAAGAAAACCTTAAATTCCTGCAGGAGAGAGTGATGTGGAATTGTAATTTTCCTTTTGATCTTCATAATGATGTCGCTACAGATGGTGATGGAGATCATTTAGATAATTGGTATGGAACTTCTTTGATTTATTATGACTCAAAACCAGTCATAGAATTTTATGAAGATGTGAATAGTATATTTAAAGACAAAATTGAAGACTTTGGTGCATGGTTACGTATCAAGGTCAACTTCTATCCACATACTGCACAGATATATGAGCACAAACAACACTATGATTACAATTTTTCTCATAAAGCAGCGATCTTTTGTTTGAATACATGTGATGGATACACTAGGATAGGTCAGGACATCAAGATAGAAAGCGTCGCAAACAGATTTTATATATTTGATGGATCAATACCCCATAACTCCACAACCACTACAAACACTAAGGGTAGGTTCAACTTCAATTTTAATTATGTAAATGTTAAGAAATTCTTATGAATGGAGGGCTTGACTTTTAAGATTTGTTACATATATAATACGTAATGTAACAAATTGTTAAGATTAACATGACTACAGTAACTGAATCAGGTGGAAGACAGAACATGTATCCAACCGAACCTCGTCCTTATATTGATGAGAACATCTCCTATGAATCATGGGCAAAAAATGCCGAAAAGATCAATGGTAGATGGGCAATGCTAGGTTTAGTTGCTGGTTTTGTATCCTACGTTACCACAGGAAACTTCTTCTTTGGTGGACTCCTAGGATTTTAAATCCATACACACAATCGACACACTTTTAACACAAACAGGTAAAAAACAATGACTCCAGAAGCAGAAAGATTTAACGGATGGGCAGCAATGCTAGGTTTCGTAGCAGCAGTTGGTGCTTATACAACTACAGGTCAAATCATCCCAGGTATATTCTAATGTACCCATCAAATTCTAAAGAAGTAGAAGCACAAAAGGTAGTTGCTGAAAAACTTAACGGTAGATTAGCAATGCTAGGTATCATCGCAGGGATCGGTGCTTACTTAACAACAGGTCAACTCATTCCAGGTTTTGTATAATGAAACATTGGATATTTGCAGAAAAATTAAATGGTAGACTAGCGATGATTGGTCTACTCGCAGCAGTAGTGAACTATGGTTTCACTGGTTGGATCGCCCCAGGTATATTCTAATGAACTATCACGACGTCATGGAAGCGTACAAGAGACCTATGTCTGTACGTTACATTCCATTCTTTTATTTTATTATCGCTACAACTATTACAGCAACAGTTGGACTACCAGTGTATGCTCACGGAATAGTTTAATGTACGTTGATCAACAAACATGGATTCAAACTTTTTTGTTCCCATTCATGCCCGTCATATGTGTGTTCGTAGTTAGTTACTTCATGCTTGGTGATCTCCCTTGGGATGACGACGATGACGATGATGATGGTGGTGGAGGAATTATGATTCCTGCATATAATCCAGTTTAATGTTATAATTAGGGGGTAGTACCCCCTATTTTTATGTCTGGACTTTGGAATAGGATGTGGGCAGACTCATCGTTTGTACCTGCATCAGGACAACCAACTAATAAAACAGATCAAGAACGCATTGAAGATCTAGAGAAGCGTGTTCGTGAACTGGAGTTTCGGTTATCCAAACTAAACGGTATCTAATGATACAAAATATATGAATACATATAGAAGTAAGAATTTAATTCCGATGATTAAAGAAAAAGTTTTTCATATCTACAAAAAGAATACTGAAGAAACTATAGTCATTAAGCACTGCGTAACCGTAGATAAACTAGAAGAAATGATGGCGAATAAAGAAATAGATTGGGATAATTGGGAGATTGTTCCAGTTGAAAGTGAATACTGTGAAGAGGATGCATCATTCTGATATAAAAAAACACCTTAAGTTTCTACGAGAAGTAAAGAGAGACCTAAAAAAGAATCCCAAACATAAAGTTCCCAAACACCCCTTTAAAAATAAGCAAAAATACTCAAAAAATAAGCTTGACGGGAACTTGAGCGATGATGTATGATAAATAAGTAAACAAATGTTACGAAAGTCTGACTTTCAAAACATTATCATTAGGAAGGACCCGAAATTATCGTCACCCTTGCTACAAACTGCTCGCAAACCGAGACCTACAGGCAGTATAATAAGTCGTCTCTCATATCCAGAAGGGAAGGGATTTCTGGAAATATAGTATCGCTTCTAACCCTTGAAGCCCTACTTAAAACGTCTTACTAATGACAACTTCCAATTTAACTCGTAGCAGACAGAGTGGACTCCTACAAGGATGGCCAGAATTCTGTGAGTGGGTTACATCAACAAACAACAGAATATATGTTGGTTGGTTCGGTGTACTCATGATCCCATGCTTGCTAACAGCAGCAGCATGCTTCATCGTTGCTTTCATAGC